CGCAGTCGTTCGAGGATTGGCAGGCCGAAAGCGGCGGTTTTACCGGTGCCGGTCTGGGCCTGTGCGATGATATCGTTTGTTTTTTCGTCGTCGAGCAGAACGGGGATCGTGAGTTTCTGGATCGGAGACGGGGTTTCGAAGCCTTTCGCTTTAATGGCTTCGAGGGTGACATCGGTCAGTCCGAGCGCTCCGAATTCTTCTAATTGAACCATGTATATGTATAGTTATTGTGGTGTAAAATATGACCGACATGTAAATTTTTTAGGTCATGGCGTCAGGGCGACGCAATTCCGATACAAGTGACAAATCATAAATTTGCGGCAAAGATACGTAAATAAATGGAAAACCGCGACAAATTTTGTTTTTGTCGCGGTTTTCCTCTCAGTATCACGTTTTTTGTTCCGGACTTACCGGTGTCTGTCCGATTTCCTGAAATCGTTTTGCAGCCCGGAAAATTTTGAGTAAACTTGCCGTTGCGTTTAAAGAGTGTAAAATGTCCGAAGAGAAAAAAGTGAAAGTATTGCAGAGCGAGTATCTTTTCAACCGTCCGTGGCTTACGGTGCGCAGGGAATCCATCGTGCTGCCTAACGGGAATCCGGTTCCCGAATACTACGTTCTCGAATATCCGGAATGGGTGAATACGATTGCGATTACCCGCGATCGGAAGTTCGTTTTCATTCGTCAGTACCGGCACGGTCTGGGATGCGCCTTGATGGAACTGTGTGCCGGGGTTTGCGATCCGGAGGATGCCTCGCCGCTCGCCGCCGCCCGACGGGAGTTGCTTGAAGAGACCGGTTACGGCCGTGGAACGTGGCGCGAGCTGATGACCGTTTCGGCCAATCCGTCTACGCATACCAACCTGACCCATTGTTTTGTCGCCGAGGATGTCGAACCCGTTTCGGAGCAGCATCTCGAAGCGACCGAAGACCTGACCGTGCACTTGCTTTCACAGGACGAGGTCCGTGATCTGCTGTTGACCGACCGGGTCAAACAAGCGTTGCATGCGGCTCCGCTTTGGCGGTATTTTGCCGAGAATCGCTTGCTTTAGAATTTCGATCCGGTTTTACAATAACCATTTTCCGATCGAACGGAGCGCCAGCCACAGTGCGACCAGCCCGATCGCATACAGTGCAATTCGTCCGGCGGAGGATTTTTTTACGGTTTTCGCAGTCTCCGTTTGCGATTCCGTCCGGCGGAGTCGTACGGATTGCGCCGTTTTTTCCTGTTCTTCTTTTTTATTGACCGAGGTGCTGTGTCTGATACCTCGTACGCGGGTGACCCGTTTGATTCCCGCCGGTATCCGTCGTATCGTATCGGGGACGGTGTCGCGGCCTTTCAAAACGTATTCGGTACGGACGATCTCCCAGTTTTCCCAGTCGTCGGTCAGTTGTTCCGCAACCTTGTCTTTTTCCGATCGGACGGTCGCCGTCGTGTCGCGCAGCGACTGCCGGTCGTGCGATTGCAGGTTCCTGCTTGTCCTGCAGCCGCTCCCTGCGACCGTCGCCGTCAGCAGTACCGGCAGACCGCATTTAAAAAAGGTACGGATGCAGCGCATCGGGAATCAGCGATTTCAGTTTTGCTCGGAATTCGCCGACGGTGATCCTATCGTCTCCGTCGGTGTCGAAAATCGGGTTCTGCCGGGCGATCACACGGGCCGGCAGCCGCCGGGTCTGTAGGACGTATCCGTCCGGTTTGCCGATGGCGGCCGGGAAAAAACAAGCCAGATAGAGGTCTGCGAACGTCCGGCAGCGTGCGGCATAGGGCCTGAAAAACAGTTCGACGTAATCGAGCTGTTCTTCCCCGGTCATTTTCAATAGTTTTTCTGCGGTCGTTCCGAGTCCTTCCGCCGTAGCCGGCATGAACTGGATCAACCCGACGGCCCCGCCGCGCGGATTCCGCGCCGAGGGATCGAGGCGGCTTTCGCTCCACATGATCGCCATCAGGTGATCCGGGTTGACGCTGAGTCGGGCCGCGATTTGTTTTACTTTACCGGCGAATGCCGGCGGGACTTTGTTTTCGTAGATCATAGCGAATCTTTTTCGAGTTTTCGGTCGATTTCCTGTTTCATGTATTTTTTTAGTTTCCGGAATAGCGGGTGTTCCGATATTTCGGCTGCATTCTCCAGGTAGCTCCACAGCTCCACGCCGCAGACGAATCCTGTGAACAGGTTGGCCAGGCGCAGCCCTGCGAACGGGAGGATGCAGGTGTCGATCAGCCACGTCATCGCGATGCCTACCGTGACGAAGACCAGCTTGTAGACGGTTCTCCATGCCTTGTCGCTTTCGAAGGCCCACGGGCGTTTCATGCGTCCGGCGCGTTTGTAGCTCGCCGCGACGCCCGTTGCGAAATCGACGCATACGAATGCCAGCGCGCAGCATACCAGCGGTTGCACCGGCGCGAACAGGGCCGCGACCGAAGAGATCGTTCCGATCATTTGTTTCATATGAGGCGTTTTTACAGAATGAATCCGCCTTTTATCAAGACCCGGCGGCGGATATTTTCTTTCGGGTCGTATTCCGGGAACATCGCCGGATTGTTTTCCACGTAGTCGATCGCCTTGTCCAGCAGCGTGTCGGCATCGTTGCGCGCCTGCCTGCGCAGTCGGTGCAGCCGGCTGTCCGGGACGGCTTCCGTGTAGGCGGATTTGTTCTGCCGGACGCCGGCCGCACCGATCGCGGCGCACTGTTCGTCTACCATCAGGTAGCGTACGTAGTAAGCCAGCGCGGGCTTTATATACGTCCGGCAAAAAGCCGCGTACGGTTCTTCGCCCAGTTTGTCGTACAGTTTGCCGAATACCGGGCGCAGGAATCCCAGTTGCGCCGTTTCGATTCGGGCCGGGACGATCATCCCTTCCGGAACGTATTCGTTCGACGGGAAGGCCGTTTCCAGCACTTCGGCGGCGGTAATCAGTAAGTCGGTCATGTCTTTGCGTGTTTAGTCGATGTTGCGGAGCGCGTATTTGGTGATCTGCGCCAGGTAGAGGTTTTGTTCCGGATCGTCCGGGTCGTAGCTCAGCCCGTCGTTTTTGCGGGCTTCCCACACTTTCATGTACAGCGGTTTCGATCGGGTGGGAGGGCGGTTGATGACTTGCAACGACGACGCCTCGCAGTGCAGACAGCGTTCGATGACCGTCCGGATCGGTTCCAGCAGTTCCTGCTGTTCTCCGAGAATCAGCGTGTTCAGGGCGATTTCATATTCGTGCAGGATGCGTTCGGCGTTGAATCCGGTCGTATAGTCCAGTCCGCTCAGCGACCGGAACCACGAATGTGCGACCACGATGTCCGACGTAGCCTGGTCGTGCAGCAGTTTCCAGTCTCCCTCGTTGGCCGAGGCGATGGGTACGAATTTCGAGTTGTCCGTCTCTTCGGTGTTTTTGACCATGAACATCACCTGTCCCGGTTTTCCGGCGAATCGTTTTTCTGCGGCCGAGATGATGTCGTAAGCGTCCTGTTCGTTATCCACGTCTCCGTCCAGCACCATGATACCCGACAGTTGGAACGAGTTGTCCAACCGGCTGATGTTCCATTGGTCGGTCTTGTAGGCGATCGCCGATACGTTCAGTCCGGCGATGTAGGCTGGCAGTCCGTAGTGTTCGAACATCGGTTCGTAGTCTTTATAATGAACGATCGACCGCAGCGTCCCGTCCGGGGCCGGTTCGAATATCGGGTAGAGCGGCAGCGATTTGGCCTGCTGCAATGTGAATGCGGTCCAGTCGTGGTGCAGCAAGATGTGCGTTCCGTCCCGTGCGACCCGGCACCGCGAGGCGTCCTGGTGGAACAGCGACAGGGATGTTTCGTCCGGGTCGGTCGCTATTTCGAGAAATGCGTTTCCGAACAGCGATTTGTCGAATGCCAGTTTATTGAGGATCACGCGCAGCGATTCTCCGGCCCCGTTCGCCCGTTCCGCGATGGCCGCCAGCGTTCGGCGTTCCGGATCGCAGGTGAATCCTTTGCCCGAGATGTAATCCGCTTTGTCGTTGATGATTCTCCGGTGTGTGGGCGACCGGCGCGACATCAGCGCCAGGGCATTCGGGAACAGGTTGTCCGATCCCCATCGCCAGTAACGTTCGTTTCCCGCCTTGTCGGGGCCGGCCGCTGCGAACGGATTGACCGTATTCCCGCGCACATACAGGTTTCTGGATGTATTTTTCGTTTTCATCGGAATGAGTTTTTTTCAACGGGAAACAGGAGAGCGTTCGTTGCCGGCTCCCGTTTCCCGTTGGTTTCGATTGCTATCCGGCTGCGGAGAACAGCGTTTCCATATCCCCGAAGAACGGTTTGGCTTTCGAAACGTCTTGGCTGCGCAGCGTGATGACTTCGTTCGTTCCTTCGGCAAGCTGTTTTCCGGTCGTTCCGTTGGCCGAAACGAGTCTCAGTGGCCGTTCTTTTTCGAACTCGACGGAGTAGCCCACCAAGAACGAATCCCCGTTCGGAGTCGTCAGCAGGGCGATCAGCCCGTTGCGTGCGGCGTCGGCGATCGAGGTGATCGCCGGGGAGCTGTCGTTGCCCATCTTATCGAGCGTGAAGATCAGCTCGTGGGTGACGACCTGCGCCCCGTTGACGACCGAAACGGTCTCCCGGTATTCGGCTTCATCTTCCCGGAATTCGTATTTCGAAAAATAACAGTCTTCGTCGAGCCGGATCGCGGAGTATCCTTTCTCCGCGCTCGCGTAGGTCACTTCGGCCACGTCGCTCTGTTCGACCAGTCCGATCAGGCGGATCCCTCCGTTTCGTCGGCTTCTGGATCGGGCGTAATTTGACAATGACATAATCGGTCTGTTTTATCGGTTGATTACTGGATGATGAATTCTCCGCTCTCCCCGTTGAGGTAGGTGACGGTGCAGCGGATTTTGACAATACCGCTTCCGGTCAGCGTTCCGCCGAAAACGCCCTGTTCCCCGGTCAGCGGGACGGCTTCTCCTACCGGGCTGTCGTCGTTTGCGAGTCCCTGCGCCGTTAGGCTGTTCACGGCGCGGTATCCTTTTACGGTGATGCTGACCGCTCCGCCCGAAGCGTCGATGCCGTCCGAGGACAGTGTCGCGGAGATGCCTCCGACCGCCATCGAAACCATTTCGGGGAGCAGGTAGTCGCATCCGGCCATAAAGATGGCCCGTTGTCGGTTTTCCATCTGATCGGGATTGTACCACATCCGGATTTCGGTTCCCGGGAAGTCGGCCGTGTTGACCGCGATCGCCAGATTTCTACGGTCGGTGAGCAGCGCGAACGTCTGCGGCATGTCCCCGCACGTTTTCAGGTAAGGCGTTACTTGGATGTCGATTACCGGTATCCCTCGGTATGAGAGCGCTTCGCGTCCGTTTTGCTTGGCGAGATAAGCCGATTCGAGTACCACGTTATCGAGTTCTTCCTCGTATCTGGCATAAATATCCGACGTTACCAGATAAACCAGATTGCCTTGCGGTTTGAACGCTTTCAGAACTTCCGGCGCATCTTCCCACAGCTTCTTGAACACTTTTTCGGCAGCGTCGGTTT